GTTCACCGGGTCGACGGCGCCCTGAACGGTGATGTAGGTGTTGCCCCCGCCGGCACCCATCGACTGCGCATGCGTCTTCACAAACGCCTTAGCGTTGATCAGCTCCGGGCCGTGCTCCCCGACCATCGTCCAACCACCCTGCGCCCGCGGCAGATAGCCGCCCTTGGCGAAGCCGAGTTTGTCCGCGATCCACCCCGTCGGCCCACCATCAAGGCCGGCCATCTTCGACGCCAGGTCCCCGATCTTCGTGGCAAGCGCCTCCACCAAATAGATCGCCTCACGGATCATCGTCCCGAACGTGGACAGCATTTCGTTCACAACCCGCATCGGGTCCTGAATCACCATGAACGCGATCTTGAGGTCGTCCATGAACGAGGTGTCGAGGCCGAAGAACCGCTTGATCGCCGACGTCGCCCGCCCGATGGCGGCGAAGAACTTTGCCACCGCCACCGTCGCCACCACAATCGCCTTGGCGATGAGCTGCAGCCACTGCCACCACGTCGAGATGGTTTCGCGGTTGTCCTTGATCCACTGGCCGAGGTCTTTCACCGCGGGGACCAGTTTGTGTTTGATCCACGGCACGGCTTCCCGCATGATCCATTTGGTGAACTGCCGCAGCACCGGCAGCAGGCCCGCCCCGACCTTCTCCTGCATCTGGTTCCACGCGGCCTGCAAACGGGCCAACGGGTCCGTCTTCCCGGCAGCCCGAGCCGCACCTCCGAACCGGTCCTCGAGCTGCTTCAACACCTCAGACAGCGACAGCGCATCACCCGCAGCATCGGTGGTCTTGATGCCGAGGCGGGTGAGGCCGGTCAGTTGCCCGTTGTAAGCCTTCGCCAGCGCCTCGGACACCGTCTGCAACGACTTCCCGCGTGCAACGGAAATGTCCAGCGCCAACCCGAGGAGCCGTTGCGACCGCTCCACCTCCATGCCGGTACCGGCGAGGGCCGCCAACGCCGGCCGCATCTCATCGTCAGCGATACCGGTGGCGAGTTCGAGCTTGTCGATCAACTGCGCGGTGGCCTTGACCTGCGCGTCGGTTGCGTCCTGCGCCTTCCGCTGCGTCAACGCCAACTTCTGCATCGCAATGTTGTCGTAGTACGCGGCCTTCGTCGCATCCCACAAACCCTTAGCCGCCAACGCAGCCCCGGCAGCCAACGCAGTCGCCGCCGCAATACCGGCGTACTTGAGGGCCTTCGTCAACCCGCTCACGATCCGCGACGTACGCGACGCAGACGTACCAATCGACCCCATCGCACGAGACGCCTGGTCCCGCCCAATGAACGTGATGGTGACGTTACGGTCGACGTCCCCTGTCCCGAAAGTCACACGTCACCCCTGCTTCTTGTTCTGGCGTTCAATGTCTTTGACGAAGTCGCGGTACTTGTAAAACCAGTGCGCCTCGTGTGTCAGGAACCAGTCGGGGTGGATGCCGCAGTGGAACGAGATGAGCGGCCCCCACCGCCAGAGGTCTTCTTCGAACGACGCGCCGCCCGGTTCGGCGGCGGCGTAGGGTCCTCCCCGTCGTCCTCCTCGACACCGTCCAACGATGAAATCAACGCGAAGTAGTCGTAGTCGAACTCCGAATACTTAGGCACCGCGTGTCCGGCGTTCTGCAATGTCATCCACAGATAGAAGCCGAACGCTTCGGCGTCTGCCTTCGCCACACCCTCGACATACTGTTGGTAGGTGTAGCCAGTGCGCGACTGCATCAGCTTCACTTGCGAGCCGAGCAGCCGCGCCGGGTCGAACGGGAACCGTTCGCCCTCGTACTCAAACGTGGGACCGTCATAGTCCTCAGATACAGCCATCCCGTTCCGTTCTGTCAGCCCAGGATCGTCCTGGTGCGTTTGCCCGTACTCACACGCGACGTCGACAGGTTGCCGGTGGCGAGCCGGTTCAGAATCCTGAGCAACGCCTCAGCGAACTTCTGCTGCGCCTCAGGAACCACACGCTCATACGTGTTCGACCACCAACCCGACCCGCCAACCTCCGTGTCAAACCAATACGCCCTGTTGCCATACAGGGGGTGGCGGATCTTCCCGTAACGGTCCACATAGCCGTGCTGCGTGAACCGGCTGTTAGCCTCACGTTTGATCGCGTACCCCGACCGGCTGCTCGAGGTAGCCCGAATGCCGGACGCCGCGTCGGCCGCAACCCACGACGGCAGCTCCGACCTCGCCGCCGCCTTAAACTCGTTCGTCGCATCACGCACCGGATCACGCAACTCCGTCGACACAGCCTTAGCGAAGTCAGCGGACACGGCGCGCAGCTCACGCTGCAACGCCACCACCTCGGACATGTCAATGTCGAGGACACCACCCGCCGACGACGAAACAAACGCCAACGTCAGACCGACGTCTCAGTCGAATAGACCACAATCTGCGGGAGATTCGTGCCGTCATACCGCCACGTGTAGCTCCACTGGTTCCGCGGCACGTCATACCCGGCGTTGTTCTGCGACGGCCCCTCAATCGAAATCGAAGGCAGCCGAACCCGGAACAGATAGTTGTAGATGCCGGTGATGTTCGCACCCGTGAAGTTCACAACCAGCGCCGGAGCGGTCGACGGCAACGTCGAGAACCTGTCTTCAAAGTCGGCGACGGCAGTGTAATCAGACTCGATGGTGCCAGTGATCTCCGTAGGCGCGTTCAACACCGGCTGATTCTTGATGGTCTGGCCGTACACGAACGTCTCGGTGTCCATCGGCCGGTTGATAGTCATCGACCAGGCACGTACACCAGTCAGCGACGTCTCCGAAAGATACGTGCCCACACCGATGCCGGACTGTCCGAAGTGGAACGGCACACCCGACACATACGACGGCGCCGCCAACGACTGCCCCGTGTCATAGTTCGCGCCGGTGAACTCCATCTGGCAGGTCAGCATTTCACCGACGCCACACGAGAACGTCGCCGACGTGGCCTTAGCTCCGACGATCTCCTTCGCCTTGTCCGTGCCGGTCCGCAACGCCACGTTCTGCTGCAACGTCAGCATCTTCCCCAAGTTGTCGCCGAGGGTGAACGTGTGCGAATAGGCGGTGCCGGACAGGTTCGACGAAGCCGGCGTCCCACCCATCAGGTTCTCGAGGAGCTGCAACATGTTCAGGGTGACAACGTCGAACTCCACCGACGCCGACGCCTGCTTGTGCGTTTCGACGAACTGGTCGTACCGCAGACCGTACGCACCCGACTGGATGCCCTCACCCTGAACCCGGTTCGGTTCGAAGTTGAACTCTGCGCCGCGGTGTCGAATGAACTTCGCCGGGGCAACGCGGGTTCCGTACGTGGATTCCTTCGACCAGCCGAAGCTGCCCGACATACCGCTACCGATGCTCATGCTTTCTCCTCATCGGCGTCGAGCCGCTCATAGTTGGTGGGTTGGCAGTCGAAGCCAGATGCCTGCTCGTCGGGGACCTCGAACACGCCGTCGTCCTCGACGACACGACTGATCGACGGGATCTCCAACGTGTTGCCGGAGATGTTCCTAAACTTGGCCATCAGGCGTTCGCTCTCTTCCATGCCTCGATGCAGAGGCGGCACTTGCGTCCGTAGGTGTAGAAATAGGTGTTCTCGGGGCTGTATTCGTGGCCCGCGTTGCAGTGCGTCTTGGATGCGTTCTTCGCCGCCACGCTCGACTCGGCGGCCATGAGGTTCTCCCGCTGCGTCACGGCCCGAAGATGCTTGGGGTTCGCGCAGGCCCGGTTGCGACAAACGTGGTCGATAACCAACCCGTCGGGGATGCGGCCGTTTTCCAGAACCCACGCCATCCGGTGCGCGGCGCGGGTCTTACCGGCAAGCCAGACCATCGAATAGCCGCCGGGTGACTGGTTGGATCCGGGCCAGCACGCGTCCGGCCCATGACTGCGATCCAGCCGAGACCAGAGGTCGTCGATTCCCGTCCTTAGCGCCACGTGTTTCCTCCACGACGACTAGCCCCACACCGGAAGGTGAAGGGCTGGGATTGCTGGTACTGGTTAGGTGACTGTCAGGTAGGCGTAGTAGTCGATGCCGAACTGCAAGTTCGTCCGCGTCCCCTTCGACGTCACCCCTTGTAGGAGTTCGCCGCCGGAGATGACCGTCCACAGGACACGGCTGACACCGACGTCAAGAACGAGGTTGTTCGCCCGCAACGCCGCATCAAGGTCGGCGAGGGCGTCGAACACGGTTGCGCGTTGGTCGGCGAACGTGGTCGGGTTCGCATCCCCCGACCATGTAACGACCGAGCATTGGACGGTGCCGCGTTCCTCCAACGTGCGGTCCAGGTCATGCCACCCCGACTGGAACCGCACCGGCCGTTGCAGGCCGTCCGGTTCACCGGTCCCACCGATCACAACCGCCGTCCCCGCCGAGGACCCGGACACGATGGACCCGTCGAACACCGGCACATCAGTCCCGTTGGTGGATGGGTCACGGAACCCGGCCGAGTCGCGGGCAACCGTCACCAGGCCGGTGACAACATCGCCAGCGGCCGAGGAAAGAACGGTCATGCGATAGCCGGCGGCGTGTAGCTGAGCAGGGTGTCGCGTGCCTTGTTCGGCACATTCCAGTTCATGCCGGCCTGGGGGAAGTCGTTGACGTCGCGGAACCCACCCGCCAGCGGTGACCCGCCCCGCTGGTTCGTCCACAGATGCTCGAGGATCTGCAGCGTCGCTTGACGCACTTCGGGCGGGATGATCGACCAGCCCGTGATGTAGGTGACGGTGACGTTATTGCGGCCCTGCAACCACTCCGAGTCCTGGTAGGAGCCGGCCTGCCGGTAGACGACACCCCAACGGTTATCAACCGTGTAGTCCGACGCGGATAGGGCGGTGCCGGACTCCGACAAGGACGTCACCGACAGCACGGGGCGGTGGTCGAGGACGATGCTCGACGTACACCGCAGCACCGAATGCTTCTCCGACGTGACCGTCTTACGTGAGAAGTCGGTGTCGGCGATACGCTCCGCCAACGTGCACGCCCACTCAAGATACGCCAACAGTTCCTCATCATCGGCGGTGTCTGTGATGTTCAGAAACGACTTCGCATCCTCGAGGCTGATGAACGCGTTGGAGTTGGCCGACACAGTGAAGGAGTCCTCGGCTACCGTGTCCACCCCGGACACGCCGCCAACATCCTCACCCACCCAGCGGACATAGAACGTCCCCGCCACCGCCGGCGTGTACGAGGCCGTGTACCGCCCAGTCGACGGGTTAGACACAGACGGGGCGCTGGTCGTCCCATCCGGCAGGGTGATCGTGCAAGTCACCGTCGCCGACGCCAACACCCCAGAGTCGTTGTAGACGTAAAAGTCCAACGGACCCTCAGCCGAAATCGTGTCCCCAATGTCGAACAGCGCCACGCCGACTCCTAACCGAAGCTGCCGAGATGTTTCGGACGGAAATCAACATGATCCGCATACGCCGTCCCCGCCGTACCCGGCAACAACAACAGGTCCAACATCACATACGCCGTCGAAGTCGAGAACGTGAAGTCAACCGAGAACCGCGTCCACGACGTCGCCTCCGCCAGGTTCGTCGTCGACGGCAACGACAGATCCGTCGCCCCGTAGTCGTACTGCCTGGTCCGCACCTTGAACGTGGAACCACCCAGTCCCGAACTGGTCCGGTACCGCCCCGAAAACGTGTACGTGAGGCCCTGCTGAACCTGCACCGGCTGCGTCACATACGCAAACTCACCAGCACCAGCAACCAGCCGCAACGACCGCGTCCCATTCAGACCCGTATCCGGCGTGTCAACCACCGAGGTCGCAGTCGCCGTCGCACCCGACAACACCGAGAACCACGCCCCCAGGGTGGAATCCTCAAACCCAGGATCGTGCAGGGTGCGGGTCGCCGGGAACGCCTCATCCGCGCGCAACACCGGCACACCCAACGACACACACAGATCAGCCAACGCCGTGTAATCCGTCAGCGA